AGGTGAAAAACGGGGTACTCCATATTGTCGCCCCTCCAAGCGAATCTCTTCTAAGACTCCCAAAACATCCAAAGAGATGACGGCTACAGAAAAACGTAGTAGGATATCACAGAAGAAGCGATTAGGTCAGCCTGCTGGTAAACCACGTCGTGTAAAGTCATTAAGAAGGAAGAAAAAGTAATGGCAAAGAAGAAAAATAGAAAAGATCCTGCGGTAAAAGTAAAAAAACTACCTCCAATGATGGCAATTGATTTGCGTAAAGAACCAAATCCAGACGCAAAAGGTGGTGGTTCTTTAGTTTATAAGGGGGGCAGGGTTCCATACGCTAGAATGACACCTGAAGATTTCAAAGACGGTGGTACAAAAAAGTTTCCTGATTTAAACAAAGATGGGAAGGTCACTAAGGCTGATATATTAAAAGGTCGCGGCGTTCCTGGTTTTAAAAAAGGTAAGTTTATGTGCTCACCGCGCAAGCTAATAGCAGGTGCGGAAGTAATGCCAAAGAAAAATGGACGTAAAAGAAGAGCTTGAACAGTGGATTGTTGAGGAGCTTAGTGTTCCTGACCCAGAGTTAAACAATATCTGGCCCTGTCCATACGCAAAGAAAGCTTGGTTCGAGAATCAAGTAAAGGTAATCGAAACAGAAGATGACTTCTGGGACGTTGTAAACGAAGAGGTTGATAATTTTAATGACGACCATCAGGTTGTCATTGTGGCACAGCAAGAACCGTTTTGTGAGTATGAGGACCTTGAAGTCTCATGTATGGCACTAAACAGATGGTTTGCGCAAAAGGGGATGAACATCTGGCTGTTGTCGTTTCAACACGACATAACTATGGTGTTTATACAACGGTTGTCAAAACTTGATGATGCAAGTGCAAAGCTGCTGAAAAAAGGTTACTATGACAACTATGATGATGATGACTTTGACAACCTAATAGCCGAGCGTTCGGCAAGGAGATTATACGATGCCAGGAATGATGCGTGGAAAAAAGAAGCCAATGAGAATGATGCGTGGTGGTGCAGCTAAAAAGAAGATGATGCGTGGCGGCAGCATGATTAAAAAACCAATGAAGATGAAGCGCGGCGGATCGGCTAAGAAGTAAATGGCAACTTCAGGTTCAACAGACTTCGACCTCGACGTAGCTGAGATAATCGAAGAAGCATATGAGCGGTGTGGACTTGAGGTTCGCACCGGGTATGATGCCAAGACAGCACGTCGTTCTATGAACCTGATGTTTGCTGACTGGGCTAATCGTGGTCTTAACTTGTGGACAGTAAAGCAGGCGACGCAAGCTTTAACACAGGGCACTGCTACTTACACGCTTGATGCTAACCACACAGACCTTCTTGAGGTTTCACTTCGGCGCAGCGGTGTGGATCAGGAACTTACGCGCATGTCGCGTGGGCAGTATCTAGGCTTGCCAAACAAAACGACACAAGGAAAACCAAGTCAGTATTACTTCAACAGACAAAGTGCTCCGCAGATTACTTTGTGGGCTACCCCAGAAAACTCAACCGATACGCTTGTATATTACTATGTAAAGCGGATTGAAGACGTAGATACGTTAGCCAACACGACTGACGCACCGTTTCGGTTCTTGCCTTGTATGGTTGCAGGCTTGGCGTATTACCTGTCAATTAAAAGAGCACCGGAGCGGGTGCAGCTTTTAAAGTCTGTGTATGAAGAAGAGTTTCAACGCGCAGCGGATGAGGACGAAGATAGAGTACCGTTGAAGTTACAGCCTAGTATTTCTTATCTTCGGGTAAACTAATGGCTAGATACGCATCTGGAAAATATGCTTACGGTATATCAGACCGTTCTGGTTTTCGTTATCGTCTCGCTGACATGGTAACGGAATGGAACGGTCTTAAAGTAGGTCCAGATGAGTATGAACCAAAGCACCCACAGTTAGAACCCATATCCCCTGGTTCAGACCCACAAGCACTTTTTGAACCCAGACCAGACACAAGCACAGAGGTGGCTGGTCAAAGGCTTTTGATAAAAAACCCATTTCAATCAGGTTCTTCGGGTTCTCCGGTAATTACGGTGTTTGAACCTTCTCATGGTCGCAGCACATCAGATGCTGTTGTTTTTCGTAAAGTGGAGGCGTTTGATGGGTTTACAGAAGCTACTTTGGAAAAAGCTACAGGGTATACAATTACAGTTGTCGATGCTAATTCGTACACAATCACCATCACCGGAGGTGAAACAGCAACAATCGGTAACGCACGAGGCGGCGGTGACAATGCGACCTCTGGGCCGGGGACTGGTACGGCAACAACAGCATCGACCTTTGATGCGACAAATGTTACACTCGATTCGGCAACTAAGACTTTTGACGAGGGCTAAATGGCAAAACAAACAGTAGGAATTGGCTCTGCCGCAAACGATGGCACTGGTGATACTCTGCGTGATGGCGCAGATAAGATCAATGATAACTTCACCGAAATCTACAATGCGTTAGGGGACGGCACTACGTTAACAGATATTATTAATGCTGCTGGCTTGCTTGATGTAAGTTCTGGAGCAAACAAAATTGTTTTTTATTACGCTGCTCTGACTGATTTACCAAGTGCATCAACCTATCATGGCGCGATTGCTCATGTTCACGCAACGGGTGGTATGTATTTTGCCCACGGCGGCAATTGGATACGACTAAATGATGAAGTTAGCGGCCCAACAACCACATACACAACAACAGCGGCAACGGGTTCTGCCTACACTTTTTCTGGTCCCGGTGCTACTGCTGGGAACAATCCCAACTTTACCTTCTACAAAGGTCACACATATTTAATCGATAACACATCCTATGTAAGCAGCCATCCTTTGCAGATACGAACATCCTCTGGTGGCTCTGCTTTTACAACAGGAGTAACGGACAATTACAACAGCACCACCGGGCTAACTCAGTTCATTGTGCCACATGAGCCTAGTGACACTTCGTTGGTGTACCAGTGTACTGTTCACAGCAGCATGGTTGGAAACATAACAATAGTATAGTGAGCAGGTAACATGTCATTTACATACGCACAACTCAAACAAGCTATTCAAGACTTCGCAGAAAACACGGAAACATCTTTCGTCACCAACCTGCCTGTGTTTATTCGTGGTGCAGAAGATCGTATCTTCACACTTGTTGACCTTGAGTTGTTTCGTAAGAACGCCACGTCTGCCTTGACAAATGCTGACCCATACCTGTCTGTTCCTACTGACTACCTTGCGCCATTTTCTTTTCAAATTACAACAGCGTCGAACAAGGTGTTCTTAGACTTTAAGGATGTAAACTTTGTTCAGCAGTATTCCATAGACACAGGCGCAAACGCTAGACCAAAATACTACAGTATTTACGACGTGGATAATTTTATTGTTGGCCCTACTCCAGACAGCAATTACACAGTAGAGCTACATTATTACTATAGACCAGCCAGTGTCACCGCTGGGCTTGATTCAGCAACATCGTGGTTGAGCGAAAACGCCCCTAACGCTCTTCTTTACGGCTCACTTGTGGAAGCGTATACTTACATGAAAGGTGAGCAGGATATGATGCAACTGTACGAACAAAGGTTCGCACAGGAGATTCAGCGTTTGAAAGACTTGGCGGAAGCCAGAGAAAACTCAGACGCTAATCGTAGGGGCTTACCTGATAGGCCAAGGACTTAGGAGTAACAAATGGCAACAAGTAACGCAGCAACCACTTACCTTGAGAATAAAATACTTAGTTTTATTTTCAAGAATAATGCTGGTTCATTCGCAACACCGGGCGACAGTATATATGTTGGCTTGGCAACAGCAGTTTCTGACGCAGAGGCTGGTTCATTAACAGAAGCAACTTTTGGTTCGTATGCACGACAGCAAGTGACCGCAGCTAACTGGACACTAGCCTCCGCAAGTACGGATCAACAGACAGTTACCAACGCAGCTAACATTGAGTTTCCAGCATCAACTGGAACTAGTAACACTGTAACACATGCATTTCTTGTAGATGCGGCTTCAAGCGGTAACATTCTGTTTGTTGGCGCACTGGATGCAAGTAAGACTATTGCTACGGGGGATATCTTCCGTATTAACGCTGGGAATCTTACAGTCGAGTTGAAGTAATGGCTCTTGTTCTGAAAGACCGCGTGAAAGAGACAACGACCACAACGGGCACTGGCACATATACTCTTGCGGGTGCGGTAGGTGGTTTTGAGGCGTTTAGTCAAATAGGTGATGGTAACACTACCTATTATTCTTGCACGGATGGAACCGACTTTGAGATTGGTATTGGAACCTACACTGCATCTGGTACAACCTTGGCTCGTACCACAATTTTGCAGTCTAGCAATTCTGATAACGCTGTTAGTTGGTCATCAGGCACCCGCACCATCTTCTGTACGTTGCCAGCAGAGAAGATGATTTTTAACGACGCGAGTGGGACCGCGCAGAACTTTACAGAACAAGACCCGAATGCGTTGGCATTCGCAATAGCATTGGGATAGAAAAATGGCTAACGCATTTAAAACATTTACAGACACCGCAGTGGGGACAGCCAACGCAGATGTTTATACCTGCCCCAGCGCGACAGAAACAACAATTATCGGCTTAAACATTGCCAACATATTGGCGGTTTCAATCACGGTAAACGTACAGCTTATTAACAATGATGGCGACAATGTACATATTGTGAAGTCAGCCATTGTCCCTGTTGGCTCGTCACTGGTAGCTGTTGGTGGCGACCAGAAGATTGTGATGAATGCTTCTGATATCTTGAGGATAACAGCAAGTCAAGCATCAGCGGCGGACGTTACACTGTCTGTATTGGAGATTACTTGATGGCACTTAGCACGATTGACACAAATCAGATTAAAGACGGCGGTGTTACTAACGCAGACTTGAAAGCAAGCACTGCGAGTAATCCATTTCGCACAAACGCTACCAGCATTACTAGCGACTTGACTGTGGCCTCTACAGAAAACGCGGGTGCTTTTGGACCGATAACCATCTCCGCAACAATCACCGTTAATGGAGTGTTGACAGTTGTCTAGTAAAATACTTGTAGATGAGATAGCACCAAAGACTACTGGAGGTTTTGTTGACATGACAAAACCTGTTCTTTGTAAAATATACGTTGCCTCAGATTTTGCTGTAGCCGCTTCCACATATACTGAAGTTCCTTTTAGCACATTAGTTTTTGACACTCATAATTTAGCTGACTTGTCTAATAATGGTATTACCATTCCAAGCGGTATGGGTGGTTACTACCATATAAAAGGAAGAGTTCGCGCACCA